TGCTGAATAATGACTGTTATCATCACACAGCGCCCGCAGCAAACGGGAGCATTAACACAACATCGTCCTCTAAAGACCTAAACGTTACTAAAGACCAAAAGATTAAGAAGTGTCAATTTGTGTAATATGTTAGCAAACAGACCCACCGGAAGAAACCAAAAAGAACTAGGGATTTCTCCGATTACACGCAACGCAAACCTAGCAACACGTTACGATAGTTTAAAGACATTTCAGTCTGTATGAAAAACTCAGATTCCATCCATTTGTGGAAGGATCAAAGGTGGACAAGAAATAAAGTACGAAAACGAAAAATCTTCTCCAATCGAACGCTCAACAATCTTGTCAAGTGAAAGAGCGCTTGAAGTGACAACACTCACAACCGCTTGGACTTGAGGAGCACCTGTGGGGTATATACTACTGGCAGTAGTTGAAGTGGCGGTATCATCCAAGAAAACATGCTCATTCGAATAGTGCACATCCGTCGTGTAAAAAGGAATTGAAAATTCCAAACATTCAGACAAACTAGAAACAGCAATTGCACGAGGTGCAGCGTTGTCGTCTAACGACGTGATCGCACCTGAATTCCCAGCATAAGCAGCTACGCCGCTTGCAGTAGCGGTAGAACACAGTTGTAAAGAATTGGGGAAAAGTTCCGCCACATACTGATTGCGTGCAATAGACGAAGATCCAGCTGCATCAGCTTTCAACCAGAACTTGTATCTCACAGAACCTCTGCAAAAAGCAAACATTGGCCCGTAGTGACGAAAATCATCATTAGAAACGTTGTTCTTCAAACCCGAAACAACGGCGGCGGCCGTCTGGTACCAGGATTTGCCTGTTCTCACTCCGGCACACAACCAATTGTTCGTATCAGTAGCGAAATAGATAGAAGTATATCGCTTCAACAAAGTTCGCAAATTATCAACCTTCTCACCGCCCGAGGTGTAGCAAGATTGAACTAGTTGTTTGTCGGTAAACGGAGGCAATCCTGCCATAGTTTCCTCTGTAGCAGCGCAAGGGTCACCCATTTGGAATATGCCAGAGTAGTAAGGAACGCCAGTTGGATAAGTTGTAACGTCACTAACAAATCTGTCTTGCATAGGCGTCATGTATTGAAAATCGACCCCACCAGCTTGCTCTACCAAAACAGTAACCGTGGTAGGACATGCATCAGGAGCTTTCAAAACATCAAGCACAAAAACTTGCAAATAACCGTTGGACCAATCTTGGCCTGTAACACCAAAGTTTGTTCCATAAATCGCTCCTTGTTTGTTGTAATTGACGTTTGGGAAAACACACTTGAAATTCTTCGTAGACATGAAAGGTACAGTAACTTCGAACTCGTTCACTTCAGAAATATCCACAATCTTCCTATACGTGTAGTACGTGTCGTCAATTCCAGAAGGCACAACAACGCTCGTCCGTGTGTTGTCGTAAGGAACCCAAGTGACTAAGAGTTTCCCAGTATGAAAATTGTTTTTAACCAACTTAAACTTGTAGCGAATTGATCCCTTCCAATGTTTGAAACGAGTCGCAATGTACCCTAATGGCCCGTAATTGTGAAAAGTAAAGGTGCCATCAGGCGAAGTATTTCTGTTGTCAGGGTATAATGGAGAAACATAATACGATGCCAAAGCAGTGTCCACTGGAGTGGAGGTAGTCCAGGAAAACGAAGTCCTATAAGCGAAAATTTGCTTTAGATAGTCGATGGACATCTCATCTTTCTCAGCTGAGAATGGATCTTGTGAAACCTCGTTCCTTTGAAGTACTGATAAAGATTGCGTGGGGCGAGGCACGTCAGAATTCGCTCCATAAAAACTTGGTGAGTTGTTGATGACGGACACACCAGACTGAATTGAAGGAGCAGAAAAACCAAAGTGAGCGAAACTCTTGGACAAAGCTTCAAGTACCCATGATGCAGGTTTAGCGTAGTAGCCAACAATAGGAACATTGCTCAAAGCACCGGCAGCACCAGCTACAGACTTAAGGGGTCCAGATATAGGACCTCTTTCACCCAACTCTTGTTTGGAAATGCCACTCTGGAAAAATCCAACGCCCATAAACTTAACATTCTCAAGTGAAAGCCAAATCTTGTAGGAGGCAGAAGATGAACCAGAAGTTCCAAGAGCCAAAGGTGAATATGGTCTCAAATGGAGATAACCATACTTGTTGGTGACATCAGTGCTGTCTAGGGGGTACCATTCGTTAATGTATCTAAAAGGAATGGTCAATTCGCCCATTTTGTCACATGCAAGATCGATCTCCACGTGTTGCAATTGAGTGGCTTGCACCAAAGTGGCAGCATGCGAGATAGACCAAGTAGTGCTGGGAAAAGTTGTGGTAAGTGGCACGAAAGTAGGTATATAAGAAAGGATATATCTGCCAGCATGAAACTTGTCGGCAGAAGTCTCGATTCTAATCTTTAAATCGAACCTTGCAGCGAAGTGACCATAAATCTTCTTGTCAAACTCGGTATATATGGAACTGATCACATCAATTGGTGTGAACGTGGTGGCAACATCAGTTGACTGCAAATTCCCACTTGCAATGAGGCGGGGACGTGACAAAAAATCTTTGATGTCTCCAGTGGGTATATTGTGGTAAATAGAAGGAACCGTTTCTTGGGCAATCTGCGTCCCAGCCATGGTATGTTCCATGGTAATTTCAACTTTACCGGTGTCACCAAAATTGGTAACTCCAGAAGTATCTCTCATTTGTTCGTTTGGCATGTCAGTAACCTTTCGCCGGTCAGGCATCAAAAATGTGAGCGTCTGAGAAATTTGGGAATCCCTGACAAGTAATGCTAAATAGCAACCTCCCTTTAATGTGGCAGCAATACCAAAGCTTTGCTCAATACTTTCGATAAGATCACGCCACAAGATGAAAAAAAACGCAAGTTTATTATGAAAACTTACAAACAAGTACAAAGGCTGCACTAACCCCTGGTTTTGAACCAGGTCTTTGCAATCAAACACTCCGATCTCAAAACCAAATAGTCAAAAGATATTCACTTGTTCTTGACAAGCCGTTCTAGCCAAATCGTAATCAAACAGAGGTGCTGAAATCTTCAATGGGGAATTGACAATGGTCTCTCGAAATATCGCAACAACTTCTCTAAACGTTTCCTTGCCGTGAAGAGAAAGTTCGCACAATGCACTGCGTACGTTGTCACTAACCAGTTGCTCCTGTGTCAAAGGACCGTCTCTATACCATTGAGGTAAATCGAGAATAACATCTAAAGAAATTGGTGCTACCCATCTTGGGCTAACCGTTTGCGTGTCATACCTAAATTTCCTCTTAAGAAAAGAGACATCACTCAAAGTTCTCAAACCACTTTTTGACTCCGTCTTAACATCAGAAGTATAGGTCAAACCCAACTCACTCATGTAACGTGCGACAGTGGACTCACCGAAGTGTTCCCTCACAGCTTTGGAACAAGCAAATAAATTGTCGTCACCCATAGCAATGAGATAAACGTTGTCGTAAAATCGCCAATTCATGTGATCGAGATCGAACTGCATCCTGTCAAAACAATATACGAAAGAAACGTGATTGTACATGGTATTGATGATGGAAGTAAGAGGGTGTCCACTGGGCAAAGAATTTGTCCATTCGTATTCAGCGTCAAAAACAACATGCTGAGAATTAACCACTTCTTCCCAAAGAATTCTGCGTACTGTACTGTCTGCGCCGCATCCATTCAAATTGTATATACCGTCAATGATCTCAAAAATCTTCCAATGCACGGACGGATGTTCAGAAGCATCAAACGCTTTGTAATCTCCCGCACCATAAGCCTTGCTGGCAGGATTGTTCCCTTGAGCCAAAAGACGAAGCGTCAACTCATGCCAATCCATGCCAAACGGATTCAAACCAATCGCCGAGCCAAATTCCATACCATGTTGTTGGAAAAGAGACATAAAATCTCCAAAAAACATTCTCACAGCGATGGTATAAACAAGAGGAGCTCCACAAAACAATCGCGTATTGCCAGATTCAACTTTTTCTAAAGATCTAGTTTCATCCTTGAGATTGTCAGTGAACAAATGCTTGACTCTTACTCTCTGTCTAGCTTTCTCAATGACAAATTCAACTTCTCTTTTGACAGCTTTTGCATGCTCCGTCTCCAAGTCGTATTGCCCTTCCTCTCCGAAAATAATTTTCTTTGAAATTCCTTTCTTCGATAAAGGATATCCCGAACTGGAACTGCGCGTCAATGATTTAAACGTGTCTCTATCATTTACGCCGCAAACGGCTTCCTCAAACGTAAATGTACGCATTTCTGGCAAGCCAAAAACGTTCAGCAACTTCTCCTTCACTTGAAGTACTGCTGCATCAAGAATTGGCATTTTCGGTCTGAACTCCGTAGTTGGAATGTATTTCTTGATAGCAACTTCGTAAGGATCAACAATAACGTCACCTTTTGTAAAAGGCGTCAATTTCGCAGGCGCTGTAGACACAGGCAACTTAGAAAAATGATTGTCACCGTGCAACAGGGATTTTTTCAATGAAGTCTTAGAATAAGGACTATGACGAATTTCGTTCTTTCCAACAACACGAAAAGCACCCTGCAATTGCACAACCTTGGCTTCCGGTTTCTCAAGATCCAAATTGAAAATCGTCTCATCTTTCACGAATTCTTCAATATCTTCCCTGACAATGTGTTGAGAAAAACCCAATTCTGAAGCAGTGTTTCCGGAAACATGTATGCCAGTGATCTTGCCAGTGTCTGAAAACTTATTGATCCTGAAAATGAGTGCACCACAATCTCCCTTGCCAGTTGTTGCTTTGTAGGCAAAACCGTTGGAATTGTATGATGTCAATTCATCAGAACTAGTAACGACGGGCCTCTCTGCAAGTGTAAATCCGGTTGACACATGGTGGCAATAGACTCCTTGATCAAGGGAACAAAACCTGATAGGAACTTTTGTGGCTCCTTCTGATTCCTTCCTTGTCCAAAAAAACTTGACAATGTCCTTGTGAGCCTTAACTGAGTTCGGCATCCTGACAAACACAAAATCCTTGTGCATGACGTTGTCCGCTAACTCTCCTTCTAAGGCTCTCATACACTCTTGAACAAAGGGTTCAATAGAAACTTCGAACCCTTTCCGTTCTGTACCATCAGTAGGTTCCAACAACACTTTGTAACTCTCTTTGTTGCTCAAATCTTCAGATACGGCATAGCCAATTGAAACCACGAAATGCATGGGGATCATCAAGACTCTCCCTCTCACAAACGTAGCCAAACCACAGAATTGTTTCACGCTGGGCGTCACAAAATACATAGCATACTGATTTTCTGCAAGAATCTTTTTCGTTATCACGTCACATTGTTTGTCATTAGAAGCAAAACCTTGAAGCTTGAAATGCTCCTTAAGATTATTCAACCTGGCTTTAGCTGACTTTTGACTGCTGTTGTGACGAAATTGGTAAGTCCCTTGCTGTGTCACTTGAGTGTAGTATTCAAGTTGGTCACGCTGAATTTCAGCGAGTTGTTTTTCTGAGATATCCATATTGCCTTCAACGAAAATCGATTTCAATTTGGCAAAAGACCATTTCAAAGCGTAACCACTTCCGTTGGCAAAAAGCTGACCCAAGAAATACATCATAACAAACCTAACGAGGTGCGAATCACCGAGACCCAAAGGAAAAAGAACACTATCGCACAACTTTATGCATCCGTCAACCAGATACATATAAGGATCAAGTATATACCTTTTCCAACCTTCTTGACGGAAATTCACCATGGCATAGTGGAATGAGTTGAAATACTCCATCTCCCACAATTCATCGGGTCTATCGTCAAGAACGATAAGGGGCCTGAACAATTCACAGCCTCCGTTGCTGTAGTGTTCCAGAATAGTGCTTGCCGCAACTCTACCCCTGGTATTGCCTCTCAAGGCTTGAATAACGTTCAACAATTCCTCACTCAAATGCACAATGTTTGGAGTTCTAGGAGCCGCCCTACATTCTTCGCATGATGCGCGATGTCTGTCAACTAAAATGTTCATCTCTTGATTCAACTCGTAACGATACATTTCCCTGAACCAGCTTTGCTGAAATTCAACGTGTTCCATGTTAATGTCTGGTGCGTCAACAAACTTCTCTTCTGTAACGTATTTGGAAATCCGCCTACGTATGTAATTTTCTTTGTTGTCACGCAATTGTGAATTCATATCTAATTCTGCAACAGTCATTTCCATGAGTTCGGAATACGTATGACAAGTTCTCCCACATCTTTCAATTGGGGAACCACGTTCGTCTTGAGAAATGAAATAGAACATTTCATCGGAAAAATATGGATTGTCTTCTTCATCGCGAGGTAGTTTCGTAACATCCAATTTGCCTTCTGAAGTTGCAAATTCCGGACGCAATTTAACCTCGAATCTAAACTTAAGCCTCCTTTGCAACGCTCTTTGATCTCGAATAAAATTCGATTCAAATTGCGTGGTAACATTAGAAGTGGCTATTATGAGTCGCGATCTAAAGTGCACATTTCCTTTTCCTTCTAGAGACGCCATCTTCAAAATGTAGTCAAATGATTGACATGCTCTGATAAATGAGAAAAACTCATCCTCGGAACAACTTGTGGGTCTTTTTTGACCAACGTCATCAAAGACGGCAACAACACTTTTTGATGTGTAACCATCCCAGAAGTCGTTCTCTGTAGCACGCACGTACATATAGTCATTGCAATGACCTACTCGCGCAATATGCTCTCTTTCATGTTTCGGCAATGTTTTCATGCAAAAATCCAAACTAATCAATTCAATAAGATTTGATTTTCCAACTCCTGGAATACCCGTCAAAACGAGCGTAACTGGTTCAACTCTATAACCGCTTTCGCGAAAATTTGATGCCGCCATTTTCTCTCGTAACTTTCTCATTTCGTGCTGCACACGAACAACTTCTTGGTAAACGTGCCTATTGCTAGGCGTAACGCGAAACTCCTGCACAAATTTCCTACAAGTTGAAAGACACAACATCAATTCAGCGTAAGTATCTTCAGTGTAAGGGAAATCATTCTTGTCAATTCGACGACAAATGTCTTCCCACCTGTCAAAAACAATTTCTGATAATTCGTCATAGCCTCTGGGAAATAAATAAAGTTTTGAGAATCCGCACGTACCAGCCAAGCTATTGTACACAAAAGTGGTAAATTTCTTCACAATCTCGACTACTCTTTTGACTCCACCGCTTCTTCTGTCAAAGTTCGTAATAGAAGAAATGAGCTCACTGCACTTGTCTTTGCTATATTTGACGGCAAACAAAGTCATCAATGATGAAATAGCATCACTAACGTCATCCAAACCATCCTGGAAACTAAAATTGGTGTAACGTGACAAAAATTTCAAAATACCATCAAAAAAAATGTCTTTGTGTTGGTAGATGAGTACAATTCCAGAACAAATACAGAAAACCAGAGATGTCTTGGTGCGATAAATGATGTGTGAAACGGCTGAGGTCAAAAACACAAACATAGGTCCGTAATCGACCAGAATCCTGAAAGCGTTCTGAGTCATCTTCTTTATGCTCTCAAAAACGCCTGAAACTTCAGAAATACCCTCTTGGGCTTTTCCAACGGTATCCAAAACTTCATCTACAAATCTCTCTGGATCCTTCATTGAATCAGACCTCTTGTAAAGAGACTTCATACAACCCATCATCGCTTGAATCGCTTGCTCTCCAGTAGTACCTTCATTGTCGTCGAATAGAATAGAAGTAAAACTACTTGTAATCTTGTCGGCTTCATCCAAAATCTTTGGAACTCTGAACAACCCCGACTGAAACAAAACGCGGGACAACTTGTCCCTGCGCGCCTTTGAAATCGCTAAACCTCTTTCTCTCTCAACTTCTTTCTCTATCTTCCTTTCTGGAGACTTTTGATAAGCTTCTGGTGAGAGTTTGGCATTAGGATTCCCTTTACGCCAATAATAAGCACTCTGTGAATGATAAAACGTCCTGATGGTTTCGCCCACGAAAGTTGGCACATCAAAACAAGAATAAATCTTTTTGTTTGATGTTTTCCACATAATACGTAATGTCTGTAACATGCGATTCCAAATGTCGGAAAGGTACACCTTTTCACCCTGCTCGCTGCTCACTTCATAACTTCCGACGATGTCTTCAGCTAATGCTTTCCATACTCTAAACCTGTGCAAGAAAATGGGATGGCATTCTGTATGACATCTGTGATCAGAATGTCTCCGATCTCCGAACTTCATCTCTTTAAAAGAGATGATATGCGAAATGATAAGTTCGTAAGGAAGCAAAATTTCCTTGTATTGTTCGTAATTTAAAAAGTTTTCTTCTTCATGTTTTTTTGTAAATAAATTGTTCATATTGGTTCGCTGCTTATAGCCGCAGTGGCTAAAAATAAAATTTGTTGTTGTTGTAAGTGATCCTTGAAACATCATCCTACGCTATGGATCAAAACGCGGGCACTAAGATCAACGGCGCCAAAACTGCCGTGAAATTGACTAATATTTTAAAACCAATTCGTCAAATTGGTACATTTTCTATAACTCTGACATGGAAAATAAAGATTTTAACCCAGGGTTTAGGGACTAAATTTCCACAAGAAGCTTGAGTGACTTCTTTTCGTCGTCTATAAATGAATCAAAAATGAAAATGAAATGAAATGGGGGCTTCAGAACTCCAACACGTCCTTAAGCAAAACGAGTGTTTCTTTGAAGTGCAACATTGAAATATCACACTTGTTGGCAGAATACACCTAACACAAATTAAAATTTGCGTCACTCTCTGCGCGAAATGCATTAAAATACATGTCGCAAACAGGCTAAGCCAAGTTTTGAGTTGCTTGGAAAAGACCATTAAAATGATCTGATTTGCTAACATATTAATGCAAGATTAACGTTTCAACGAAAATCTTACAAGATTAAAAAATAGGAGCGAACGCTCATTAAGTAGATAAATTATCTAA